GAATCGTAGCTGTAGCCGTATCTGAATACGCGCCGTCAGAGAAGCCAATAAAAGGTTTGCTGCCAAGAGTGCTTGTTGCTGGGTCATATACAACTGCAAAAACACTACGGTCACTGCTAATTGCATAACCAAGTATATTTTGCTCGGTATCGGAGTCATAGGCTATGTTTGAGTAAGTCTGCTGGTCTACAGCTACCGAGTTACTCACATCTACCGCGCTACCAACTCCCAAAGCATTTCCATCTGGAGTAACCTCATGGAGATATTTATAGTTACTTGCCCCTCTATAACTGACCAAAAACTTATTGGCGGCAGGGTTGTATCCAACCTGCAAATCAGTGTAAGCCGCAGATGTAATTACTATTGGAGAGCCAAATGAAAAATAGTTTCCTACTCTAATAGCCCCGACCACTGCAGGGTAATTACTGTTGGTAGAGTCTTTATAAAAGAAAAGGTATGAGTTTGAAGTTGAGCCATAAATAACTCTTACTTCTTGACTTACGGTATTAACAACAAAACCTGAAGTAGATACATTAGTCAGTGTGGTTCCACTGCAAGACCAAGTTTCTATAAATGCCCCGCTAGAGTTTGACACAATAAACGTATTGTCATTTTTAGCGGAATCGTGGGTTATGGAAGCCCTCGCGTTGTTTCCTGAGTCATCAAGATTTCCAGCACTAACGGTATTACTACCCTTCGTAATAGTTGTTCCTGTAAGGTCAACTGCTTGGAGAGAATACTTATCTACCGTAGCTACATCTATTCTTCCCAAACCAATGACTTTATCCGCTGATGCGTCATAGCAAGCGTCGTAACATTTATTGTCTTGAAAATCAAATTCGCCGCCTGTAGTTCGAGTAACAGTGGTTCCTGATACGGTTACTACTTCAATATCGTCATTGTTCTCTTCACAAAGAAAAGTTGCGTTTTCTGTCTCATAATAGACAGAAGCTACCAAGCCTCGACTAACACTAACATTGGTCATAGAACCATAGGTAATTGCCTGACCAGAAATAGTTCCGGCCATAGTTCTACCATTATTGGAAACATCATCTCTAAAAGAGATTAACATCGCACCTGCGCTGGGGTCGTATGAGACAGCAACAGCTTCATTACTCTGAGCGTTTCCCTCTCCAGTATCTTGTGGGCTGCCCGTAGTTGCAGATGTAGATGTAACTGCACCCACCTTGCCGTCTGACTTGATAACAACTGGGTCACCATCTGCTAACGCACCAGATGCAGTGGCGGTAATAGTGCTTCCTCCTAAAGAATCTATCTGAGTCTGTATCGGGCTTGTCACTCCATCAACATAGCCCAACTCTGTAGCCGTAAGACCAGCAGGGATGCCATCTAATACGTTTACCTCTGCTGCCGTAGCTGAGACATCAGACACCTGAGATAAAGTAATGCTTGTTGCAGTAGGTGCTACGTTAGCCCAAGAAGAGCCGCCGTATACCTTCATTACATTAGAAGACGTATTGAAGTAAATCGCACCAGTAACTAGGGCATCACCGTCATTGTCTAATGTTGGGTCACTAGCCTTAGCTCCTAAATAGCGGTCATCAAAAGAATCATAACTAGCCGCTGCATTAGTTGCAGAAGTTGCGGCATTGCTTTCAGAAGTCGCTGCATTTGAAGCTGACGTTGCAGCATTTGATTCAGAAGTTGCAGCATTTGCTGCACTTGTAGCAGCAGAAGTCGCGCTGCCTAAAATACCGTCTACATACCCTTTACGAGTTAGGTCATCATCAGCAGATGGTGTGGCGGTAGAAGTTGCCTTGTTAGAGCCTAAGACTATGTTGCCAGTCATAGTGCCGCCAGCTAAGGGCAGCATTGTATCGGCATAGGCTTTAGTGGCTGCGTCTGTACCCGCTGCAGGAGTGCCAAGACCTGTAATTTTGTTAGTGCCCATAGCAATAGCACCAGACATAGTGCCACCCGCTAATGGGAGTTTAGTTGCAATAGAGTTAGTTACAGTAGTGTTAAAAGCTGCGTCATCATTCAAAGCAGCCGCTAACTCATTCAGCGTATCTAGCGCAGCAGGCGCACCACCAACTAAGTTAGTTACTTGTGTATCGACATAGCCCTTTGTTGCAGCGTCAGTATCAGAAGACGGGGCCGCTAAGTTAGTTAAGACAGTATCTGTAAAGTCTACAGTTCCGTTAACTACTAAATCGTTAACAGTGGTAGTACCACTTGAAGCAGTTAAGTTACCTGTTACGTCACCTGTAATATTTCCCGTAACATTACCTGTCACGTTACCAGTTACATTTCCTGTTAACGCACCAGCAAAATTCGTATTAGCGGTAATTAAAGTACCAGTTATAGCCTGGGGTGTTGAACCACCAATCACCATTCCATTTACTGTACCGCCAGTAAAAGTAGCATTGGAAGACAGCAAAGAAGAGTTAGCGGTAACAGTACCAGAAGCCGTAATAGCCCCAGTTGTAATTGAAGAAGGATTCGTTCCAATTTCAATAATTGTCGCACTTGAGTTCTCCGTAAAGAGTCTCTTGTCTGCGGTATTTACAGCAAGCTCGCCCTGAACTAAGTCTGAAGCCGAAGGTACGGCTGACGAAGTTGAGGAAAACTTAGTAATAATTGTTGCCATCTATTTCACCACTTAACTTTATCTGCCCAGTACGCTGCGGAACACTTACCTTTTGCTATGTTCTTAGCATGACGCGCTTTAAAAGACTTCCTCCTCGCCTTTTCCTTTTCTGTCTTTGGGTTTTTGCCAGCGCCTGATACACCCTGCTGACCAAACCTAATTGTCTTAATACTTCCATCCCCACACTTAGCTACAACAACGTGGCTTTTAGTAGGGTGATTAGGAGTCCTCTTAGGTTTGTTAAAACCAGAGACACCTGCTCTTGCTAATCTTGGGTCTTTCTTTTTCATAATAAGAAGTCAGGGGGCCGAAGCCCCCTAACCTATCCTAACTTATACGTCAGGGACACAAAGGATGAAGCCAGCCTCTGGACGATGTGCTTGAACACCATAAAGGGTGTCGGCAGTGTACAGAGTTGACAAATACTCTTGCTTGTACTGAGTTTGTGAGCGAACGCTCATTTGCTCTGCCAAAACAAGGGCATCTTTGTGGATGAGATAAGCTCCGCGAACATCCGCAGTGCCAGTAGCGTTAGAACCTGCGTCTTCAATGAGAGGGCAGTTAGAAGAGACATAAATGTCAATTCCATAAACTGAACCAATCAAACCAGACTGGACAGTTGAGCCTTCACGGAAATCAGCAGATACATAACGCTCAGTACCCATGATTGCAGAACGCAGCGCAGGTGGAATGATAAATGCGCGGTCAGTCATAGGAACATCAGCATCATCCATACGCTTAATCAACGCACGGAAGCCAGCATCTGTGAATACGTCTGCTGCTACAACAGTGTCATCAGCATAAGCAGTCAGACCATTAGAAGCATCAACAAAGAACGTATTTGCACCTTCCCATGCAGTACCAGTACAAGTACCAGTAACAGGAACAGTCAGGTCAAAAGTACCACTACCAAAACCAGTACCAGCGCGGAACAGGTCATCATCAACCTGCTTAGCGAGAGCGTAACCAGCATCTTCAGTGTAGAACTGACGAAGCGAGGCAAGAGCCTGTACTTCAACAATGTCTTCAATCAGACGAGAATACTCGTAGTGACGGTTAATAGTAACAGTAGTTTCACTTTCCAGGTTAGCTTGCATAGTTACAGCAACAGCTTCTGCCTTAGCATTAGCGGAGCCGCGAGTAGGCTTAGGAAGGTGGATAACATCACCCTTGTTGCCAGACATTGTCATTGTCTTAACAAGAGGAGCCATTTTTAAAGATTTTTGATATGCAGCAATAACTTCGTCCGACCATATTTCAGGTACAAAAGTTCCCGCTGCGGTTTTGTCTACGGTTGCGTTTGCAGTAAAAAACGCACCAGAAGTTTCATTAGCCATGTTTAATTTCCTTTATCTTACACGCTTCTCCGCATACGCCCTACGAATTTCGGGTTCCATGCTTTGATAACGCTTAGGGTTAGTCTTCATAAGTTCAATAATATCTGCCCTTCGATAAATCTTTTTAGATGGGGTTTCAGAACTACCTTTAGCCCCGCCAGTAGAAGCTTTTTTAACAGCATCCTTTCTAGCATCTTTCTCGTCTTGAACAGCAGATTGTGACATTTGCCTAATCTGTTTCCATTGAGAAAACAAATTATCAGCAGCCCTACTGTCATACTGTTGGTCAGCGCGAGTTAGAAGCTCAACGCGAATTTCATCACTTTTTACCCAATTAATAAAATCTGAGCTTTGAATAATTTCTTGCGCGTCTGGATGTTTGTTAATCAACTCCTGCTTGGCCTGGTCCTGTCTAATACGCAAAGTATTTTGTTGAGCCTCCTTAATAACAGGATGGTTCGCAATCTTACTTTCCATAGCTTTGTCAGGGTCAGCAAAAAAATCTATTTCTTCAGCAGGTTCAGGTGCTGTTGTTTCCGACTGTTTGAGAATGAAGTTATCTACTACCTTTCGTAATTCGCCAACTTCAGCTCCTTGACTTCCCAATCTGCTTTCGGCTTCTTGGTGCATTTTGGCTACTTCAGCTATTGTTTTACCTTGGTACATTGGTGAAAGCTCTGCTTCCCCTTCCGAAGTGACTTCTTCTTGGACAGGTTCTTCCACGCTATTTACTTCATCTACCTCTACTGGGTCAATTAGTGTTGCCATTATTAAACTCCGTTAAGACCGATTCTAGCTACCCTTCTGGACTATTGTTCGGCTGCCTTACGTTCTAATTCCATCTTTTGCTGTCTGGAACGAACCCACTTGTCTGTTGCACCTGGAAAATGTCCAGAAGCGGGGTCGAGACTACACCTAACAGCAGAGATGACTCGCTTTGCTACCTCATCACATTGAGGACAATCAATCTGTTTTGTTTCACGTGGAACAAGTTTTTCATTTACATGACCACACTTGCACAAAAAATCAAACAGAATCATTGCTATCCTCTGCATAATGTTCAACGGTAGACTCCATATTAAGCATAAAGGCGAGGATATTTAATTGTCCTTTACGGAAATATAAATCCTCGTTGTCCTTTGTTACTTCTACAGAATTTATTTGGAGAGCATTATTTTTTAGCTCTTCCATTAATACTTTCCAGCCCTCTGTACGAAACGTATCTTTAAGAGCTTGGTAATGTTTTTCTTCCTCTCTTTCCACCCTTTGGCTCC